TCCGCCTCTCCTTCCAACGGTTGCTCGTCGCCGTCTCCGGTGGCCAGCCAGTCAAAGTTAACACCGGTGGCATAAGCGAGGGCCGCTAGCCGGTCTAGGCTTGGAAGCGACTTACCCTTCACATAATTACGGATCACGCTTTCAGATAAATGCGCATCTCGAGCGACCTGGGCGAGGGTGCAGCCCGAGAGCGCCGTCTTGAGTCGTGCTGGGAAGTGTCCGACTTTGTCGGTATATAAAGGACTTATGCGTCCTATTTCACTGTCCTGCTCTGACTGATCGTAACTACCCGGTTTTACAGTATTTTTTTGCGCCATCGCTAGAAGTTCCCTTACTTTTAAATCGGACGCCTACTTATATGTTGACTTGTCCTTCACTTATATGCAGAGTGCTAGACATGACGACGCAGACACCCCGACAAGAGCCAGAGACAGGGGACTGGCATCCGGCAGACATCGTGGCGGCGCTGCGTAAGGCCGGCTGGTCGTTGCGGCAGCTCTCGCGCCACCACGGTTACCACCCGTCCAACTTGCAGCATGCCATGCGCTTTTCGCGCCCGGGCGCCGAGCGGCTGATCGCCGACGCGATCGGCATCCCGCCCGAGCGGATCTGGCCCACGCGCTATGCCCAACGCACCCAGCGTACCACTCGCCGGGGGCGTAAATCGGGCAGCACCGAGGCGGAATCGTGATGGCTGGCATGGCGATCTCCGATTGGCTGTTAGCCCAAGTGTGGGTCGCGGATCGGCGAGGCGCTAGATCAAAAAGTGGTGGTAATTGGAACGGCGCATCGAGGAGCCGGGGCAATGGGTAGGCGACATTGGAACAAGGTCCGAGCGACGAGCCTGCGCGAGGGGATCGAGCTCTGCCTGGAGTACGCGCGGACCAAGCACAACCGCTCAGTCGATCACATCGCGGATCTGATGGGCGTTCAGAGTAAGTGGACGATCTATAAATGGATGCAGACCGGTCGGCTGCCATCGAATCTGATTCGGCCGTTTGAGCACGCCTGCGGCGCGACTTTTGTAACCCAGTACATCGCGACGAGCGCCCATCGCTTGCTGGTGGCAATTCCCAAGGGTCAGCCGGCTGCGGGCGCGGATATCCAGGCACTACAGGCCGCCCTTACCGAAGCGAGCGGGCAGTTGCTGAACTACTACGCCGGCGAGGTCTCGGCCGAGGAGGCGTTGGTGGCGATCGACCAAGCCATGGGCGGCCTGGCGTATCAGCGCGGCAACGTTGAACGCGGGTGCCAGCCGGAGCTGGCCCTCGATGATAACGAAGAGGGAAGCGATGAGTAGCTGGCCGTGGTTTAGCGCCAAGGTGATCGCCGGGGTCGCGGACGATGTGCCTGGGACGGAACGTCGGGTACGTAGTAAAGCGCAGCGCGACGGCTGGAGATCGCGCAATCGCGAGGTAGGTAAAGGAGACGAATACCACGTCGACAGCCTACCGCCGAAGGCCTGTGCGGCGCTGTACCACTTGTACGCCCCGGCGCCGGCGCCGATGGCGGAGCCGAGCGAAGAGCGCATGATCCAGCCCGGGCGGTTCGAGTACGACCCGGAGGAGCTGGCGCGCTGGGCGGAGTCGCGCTCGGCTAAGCAACAAGCCCGCGGCGAGCACTGCGCCCGGGTGCTGCAGGCGGCGATGGCGCTGCACGAGCGCGAGGGGATGCGGCTGCGCCGGGCGTTTGAGCTCGTCGCCGAGCAATTCGGCGAGCAGGCGGGCACGGTCAAGAACTGGTACTACGGCCGCGACGGCAAGCCGGGCGCGCGTGATTACCGGCGCTGTGACTGGATGTACTTCCTCACGCCCGGCTATGTCGGCCGCACGGCGACCGCCGACTTCGACGAGGCCGCGTGGGACTACTTCCTGGGTGATTGGCTGCGGCTCTCGCAGCCCTCGATGGCGGCGAGCTATCGGCGCTTGCAGGTCCAGGCGCGCGAGCACGGATGGCGGATCCCGGCGTATAAGACGGTGGCCAATCGCATCGAGCGCGAGGTGCCCGTTCACACCATCAAGTACCACCGTGAGGGCCCGGACGCGGTGGACCGGATGGTGGAGTCCGGGCCACGCGATCGCTCGTGTTTCAGGGCGCTGGAGGCCTGCAACGCGGACGGCCACCAGCTGGACGTGCTGTGCCAGTGGCCCAATGGCCGCCTGGACCGGCCCTACGTGACGGTGGTCCAGGACCTGTATAGCAACCGGATCATCGGATGGCACTTGAGCGCGACGGAGAGCGCGGACAGCTACCGGCTGGCGCTGGCGCGGGCGCTGCGCTGGGGCAAGCCGCGCGAGTTGTACCTCGATAACACGCGGGCGGCGGCGGCGAAGATGCTCACCGGCGGTGCCGCGCATCGCTATCGCTGGCGGGACAAGGACGACGACCCGAAGGGCTTGTTCACGCTGTTGGATATCGACGTGCATTACGTCCAGCCGTATCACGGCCAAAGCAAGCCCATCGAGCGGGCCTTTGGGGACTTGATCGAGCAAATCGCCAAGCACCCGCGCTGCGAGGGCGCCTACGTGGGCTCCAGCACCGAAAACAAGCCCGCCAATCACGGCACCCACCACGTCCCGATCGACGAGATGATGGCGATCATCGACGCCGGCATCCGCGAATACAACGAGCGCGAGGGCCGTCGCACCCGTGTGGCCGCCGGGCGTTCGTTCGATCAAGTCTTCCGTGAGAGCTACCAGCGCCACGCCAGCGTCATCGAGCGCCCCACCGAAGCGCAGATGCGGCGGCTGCTGCTCGCCAATCAGCGTGTGACCGCCAGTAAAAAGAACGGTGCGGTCGTGGTGCACGGCAACACCTACTGGTCCGAGACGCTGGCGCGCTTCGCCGGTAAGCCCAAAGAGCGCCGCCAGCTGGTGGCCTGCTTCGACCCGGACGATCTGGCGACCGGCATCCACCTCTACACCCTCGATGGCCGGGAGATCGGCCACGCCGAGATCCGGCAGATGCAATTCCGCGACACGGAGAAATCGCGCACGCATAACCGCGAGAAGCAACGCTACAAGCAGGCCGCGCGCGATCAGGCCAGCGCTCGGCGGCGGATGAGCCAGGCGGAGGTGGCCCGCCTCAACGACCCCGAGGCTGGCGACGACGGCGCAGCGGATGTCGACGCGCCAACGGACGTCAACGTGCTGCGGGGCCTATTCCAGCCGCTGGAGGCAGCCAGCGGTGACGACGTTGACGCCGCCGACGAGGCGGACGATTTCGAAGAGACCTTCAGCGCGGTGGTGCGCCAGCTCCACCGCCAGGAGGACTGAGCAAACGACCGTCGGCGGGTACGCCCCCGCCGACGGCCAACCAGCGGCCCCGAAGGGCCCACAAACGAAGTAAGGAGTCTAGCAAATGAGTAACGCTGTGGCGATGACACCCGACCCCGACCGCGATGCGCGGGGCGAACTCCAGGCGCTGATCAACGCCGGCGAGGTCAGCAAGGCCCAGGTGGCGCATCAGATTGGCTACGACCGAAGCAACATCGGGCGCTGGCTCGACGGCAAGTACGGCGCCAACGACGCCAAGATCCGGGCGGCGGTGGTGAAGTACCTCGACACCCGCGCCGAGCATCAGGCACTGGACGCCCAGCTCCCGCCGGTGCCGGGCTACGTTGAGACCCCGACCGCGCGCGGGATCTACGACAAGCTCGCCTACGCCCAGGTGGCCGGCGTCATCGCCTGCATCTACGGCGGCGCCGGGCTGGGCAAGACCCAGACCTGCGGCGAGTACGTCCGCCGCAACGCGGGGGCATACCACATCACGGTCACGCCCTCGAGCGCGCGGCCGCAGGCGCTGCTGGCCATCATCGCGGCGAAGATCAACGTCCGCACCAACCAGCCGGCGTACCTGCTCGAGCACGCCATCCACGAGCACCTGGCCCACAGCGGGGCGAAGCTACTCATCGTCGATGAGGCCCAGCATCTGTCGCCCCAGGCGCTGGAGGCGCTGCGCTCGATCCACGACGCTGCGGGCTGCGGCATCGCGCTATTGGGCAACGAGATCGTCTACGGCCGCCTGACCGGCGGCGATCGCTCGCTGGGCTTCGCGCAGCTGTTCTCTCGCGTGGCGACCACCAAGCGCCTGGGCCGCCCGCGCGCCGGCGATATCGACGCCCTGCTCACCGAGTGGGCGGTGGCGGACGACGCCCGCAAGCTCTGCCACGACATCGGCCGGCGGCCGGGCGCACTGCGCGGGCTGACCAACACCCTGCGCCTGGCGGCCATGTATCGCCAGGGCAAGGGCGACACCGCCATTGCCCTGCAACACGTGCGAGCCGCCTGGCGCGAGCACGGCGGCGAGGAGGATGCCGTATGAGTGCCCCATCCCACGACGAGCGTTTCGATGACGCGGTGTTTGTGACGACGCCGGTCTACAGCGATGCGTATATCGCCGACCGGGGTGACGAGTTTATCGGCCTGGGCCTGTACGAGCACGGCGTGTCGTTTCTGCAGTACCTCGCCGACCCTGAGCGCTACCGCCAGGCGTTCGGTGCGTCGGCCGATCTGCTGCCCGCGCAACGCCGGGTCCAACAGCGCCTGGACAGCGACGCCGCGGCGGCGGAAGCCGCCGCGCTCGACGACCACCCGGCCGCCGAGCGCCGCGGTGGCGCCTACGTGGAGCCGCTGCGCCGCCACCGCTTCCCCAAGCGCAAGCGCAAGGCGCGTTTTCTCGGAGGGAAGAAGCCATGAGCAGCGACGCGGCCCCCAACCACGGCACGGGCTCAGCGCTGTCTGGCTGGGATGAGCGTGTCATCGCGTACCTGCGCGCGCACCGCCACCCCATGGGGACGGCCGCGCTCGCCCAAGCGCTCGGCGCCCCGCCGCGTACGCTCCAGCGCGCCGTTGTCGGCCTGGTGGCGACCGGGCGGCTCGCGGGCGTCGGCCACGGAACCGACGGCAAGCCGCTTTATCGGGTGGTCGAGATCGGGCGCTGCGACTGGTGCGGTCTCGTCGATCACCATCTGATCGGCGGGGAGTGCCCCAGCTGCCGCCGGCGCACCGCTCATTGGGTCGCGGGCGGCGCGACCGCGAATGCGGAGTCAACGACACGGGCGGCTGAGCGCCCGTGCCCCGATGCTGATGAGGAGGTAAACCGTGGTGGATGAGCAACGCATCGAAAACGACGCCGAGCAGTACGCCGAGGCCCGCAACGAGCTCGCCGAGCTGGTGAGCCAGATGCGCGCCGAGCAGGAGAGTGTTAAGCGCCGGCACCTGCCCCGAATCCGCCAGGCCGTCGCCGTCGCCAAGCAACGCCGGGAGGCCTTGCATAGCGACGTCGAGCAGGCCCCGGAGCTGTTCACCAAGCCCAAGAGCCGCATCTTGCACGGCATTCGCGTGGGCTGGCGCAAGCAAAAGGGGCGGCTCACGTTCCCGAGTGCGGCACAGCTCGTGGAGCGTATCAAGGCCAAGGCGCCCGACCTATCCGCTCAACTGATCAAGGTTGAGGAAAAGCCCGTGCGCGCGGAGCTCAACCGGCTGGACGCCGCCACGTTGCGCCGGCTCGGCGTGGAGGTCAGTGCCGACCAGGACGTG